CGCAAATCTGAGGCACAACGTGCATTAGATCTTTACGCAGACAAGATGTTTGCTGTACTCAAGCAGTCTAATTTTGATATTGCAATGGGTGAGTTCTTGCTCGATCTGTCTGTGGGTACTGCAGTAATGCTTGTGCAGCCAGGCGATGCGGTAAACCCCATCAACTTTATTCCTGTTCCACAATACTTGGTCAGCTTTGAAGAAGGCGTTAATGGCCAAGTAGACAACGTGTATCGCAAGATGCGTATTAAGGGCGAGTCTATCCAGATGCAATGGAAAGATGCCAACATACCACAAGACTTGCAACAACGTATTAGCGAAAAGCCTACAGAGGATATTGATCTCATCGAGGCTACAGTGCTTGACATAGCAAAGGGTGATTTTAATTATTATGTTATCCACGAAAAGAGCAAGACTGAAATTGTTTATCGCAAATTAAAGTCTAGTCCTTGGGTGGTATCACGATATATGAAAGTGGCAGGGGAAATATATGGGCGTGGACCTGTATTGACTGCATTGCCAGACATCAAGACTCTTAACAAGGTCAAAGAGTTATTGCTCAAGAATGCAAGCCTGGCCATCACTGGTGTCTACACGGCAGCTGATGATGGTGTGCTAAACCCAGCCAATGTGAAGATCACGCCTGGGGCGATCATTCCAGTGGCCAGGAATGGTGGACCACAGGGTGAGGCGCTTAAACCGCTGCCACGTGCTGGTGACTTCAACGTCTCCCAGCTGGTGATCAATGACCTGGTGCAATCCATCAAGCGCACACTGCTCGATGAGAGCCTGCCACCAGACAATATGTCGGCCAGATCTGCCACTGAGGTGGTAGAGCGCATGAAGGAGCTGGCTCAAAACCTTGGCTCTGCATTTGGACGATTGATAAACGAAACAATGATTCCATTGGTAACCAAGATATTGGAAGTCATGGATCAAAATGGCATGATTGATTTGCCATTGCGTGTAAATGGGTTGGAGGTCAAGGTGTCTCCCGTTAGCCCATTGGCAATGGCTCAGAACATGGATGAGATTAACAACATATTGCAGTTCATGCAAATAGCACAAGGCATGGGTCCAGAGGCTCAGTTGGCTATTAAGGCAGGCGCTGCGGTGGATTACATTGCTGACAAACTAGGTGTTCCTCAGATTGTGAGAGCCACTGCCGAGGAACGTGCAGCTCTCATGCAACAGATGGCACAGGCTGCAGCCATGGCACAACAGCAGCAGCAGACCTTACCAGCGCCAGCAGCTGCAGCACCAGCGGGAGGTATGTAATGGACTATGGTCAAAGAGCAGACAAAACTCAAAAAGGCATGGGGTTCTTTGGTGAATTAAAGCGCCCTGGTGGTGGTGTATCTACTGAGATATCGATAGGCGTAGGCATCTATGGCAAAGAGATGGAGATTCCACTAATAGTCCCATCTTTGTCTAAGCAAGAGTTGGATTACTTACTAAAGACGCCAGTTAAATCATCTAAATTTTTTGACAATATGCCACCGTCCATATTGCAAAAAGCTATGGATCACGCAAAGGTGCGAGTTGACCAGGAGAAGTCTCCATTTGCTGGACCTGACGAAATCATGGAGCCACCTAAGTGAGCGGGTGGGATGACCTAGAGGCAGAGCCTGCTGCCTATGAACCTGATCAAGACAGGGTAGATCTGAACCTCCAGGTGGCAAAAACCTTTGCCAGCGCTGAAGGTCAAAAAGTGTTGGCGTGGCTGCGAGAGTTTTATCTTGAGCAACCATGTTGGCAACCAGGCTCGGAGTCTTCACTAGGAATGTTCAGAGAAGGACAAAACAGTGTGATCCGAGATATTGAAAACCGCATTAGAAAGGCGAAACAACGATGAGCGAAGCAAATGACAACCCTGGCCTGCTTGAATCTGCAGCATCTGAGGATGCACCAGAGGCGCAGATAACCGAGGGCCAAGAGCAATCGATCAGTCACGTACAAGGTGACCCACAAGCAGACGATACACCACTTGAAAGACCAGACTTTTGGCCTGAGAAGTTTTGGAACAAAGACGAAGCAGCTCCCGATTTAGAAGGAATTAGCAAGTCTTATGTAGAGTTGGAAAAGAAGTTTCGAGCTGGTGGCCACAAACCCCCAGAGAATGGCGAGTACGACATTGAGACATTGGGACTCAAAGGGGATGACCCAGTAGTGAAGTCTTATGTTGGATGGGCGCAAAAGTATGGCATCAGCCAACAAGCTTTTGAAGACCTGGCACGGGAAGTTACAGGCATTGGCAACGACAATGTTGCACAAACGAAACAATCTATTCAACAAGAGTTGGAAGATCTTGGACCTAATGCCAAAGCTATTGTTACCAATATGGCTCAGTGGGGTAGGGGCATGGTTAGCAAAGGTATTTGGAGCCAAGATGAGTTTACCGAGTTTACCCGCTGGGGAGACACGGCAAAGGGCATTAGAACGCTCCAAAAGTTAAGAGAGACGTATGAGGGCAGAGTGCCAACAGAGACGCTTAAAAACGATTCTGGTGGCTCTGTGTCTAAAGATGAGCTAGAGCAAATGGTAGGAAACCCTGAGTACAAGACCAATCCTGCCTATCGTGCTAAAGTTGAAAAGCTGTTCGATAAGATGTATGGTTGAGTTGGCATGATCTCCTGTTGGAGTTTGACCCCTTGACAGGGGTTTTTTTTTTGGCATAATAGATTCTGTCAAGCATAGCAGTTAGACAACCCAAAGCCTTCAAGCTCTGGCTTTCTATCCCGAAAGGGACACGCTGCTATGTGGAAAGCTAGAACTTGAGGGTTTTTTCGTTTTCCTGACTCGCAGGCTATGCGGTACGTCAGTGGTAGTCTGTTAAATAAACCTGTTACACGGCAAGCCAAAGCAGGAATGGTGGGCTAAGAATAGAGCCAGGTGGTAGGTCAGCAATGACTGCAAGTCTGTTCAGTGTGATGCGATGGCATGGCTCCGTAGGGCATACCTCAAAGCATAAGCGAACTGTTGGTCTTTACCACGGTAAGGCTGTGCTTTGCTCCAACATTCACCATAGGGCAGTTATAGGAGATAGCAGCAATGAGGATATGTGCTTGTGGTGGAAGTATAGAAGTAGCAGAGTTGACTAGTGGCAAGGTGTGGATGTATTGCTCTTGTTGTAAAAGATATGAAATATTTTAAAATAGGGTATTGACAAATTCTGAATATGGCTATAATAGTGTTACTGATAACCGCAAGGCCAGTGACGATAGTAGTCTATCCAGGGGTGCGCTGTAAGGCACAAGTCTTGGCCCAGAGTATTCTGGACAACCGTTGGCGATAAACATTTCATCAACCGTTTTCTAGGAGAAAACAAATGGCGATTGGCATTTCCACCGCATTTGTAACCCTGTTCGACACGGAAGTTAAACAAGCGTATCAAGCTGATGCTGTCTTGCGTAATGCTGTCCGTTTGCGTACTGGAGTTACAGCAAGCACACACAAGTTCCCCAAAATTGGATCTGGCGTTGCACAAGTTCGTGTACCCCAAACTGATGTGGTTCCTCTTAACGTCACTTATTCACAAGCAACTGTTACATTGACAGACTATATTGCTGCTGAATACTCTGACATATTTAACCAGGCTAAAGTTAACTTTGATGAGCGTCAAGAACTCGTACAAGTTGTTGCTAAAGCTATTGGCCGTAGATCTGACCAGATGATCATTGACGCATTGGCAGCATCAAGCACCAGCTTGACTGTTGCTACTAGCATCGGTGGCGCTGGTACAAACTTGAACATGGCTAAATTGCGTGAAGCTGCACGTTTATTGAATACAAACAATGTGCCTGCAGAAGATCGCACAATGTTGATTCATGCATCACAGTTGTCTAGCTTGTTGTCTGAGACTGCTGTCACAAGTTCTGACTTCAACAGCGTCAAAGCATTGGTGCAAGGTGATATTAGTAGCTTCATGGGATTTAACTTCATCACTATTGGTGACCGTTCTGAAACTGGTTTAACTGGTGGTGGTTCTGGTCAAACCCGTAAGGTGTACGCTTTCCACAAGATGGCAGTTGGCATGGCTGAGAGCATGGCAATCCGCAGTGAGATCAACTACATTCCTGAGAAAACCTCATGGCTTGTTAGCTCGATGTTCTCTGCTGGCGCTATTGCTATCGATGCTGGTGGCTGTGTTGACATCACCTGTACAGAATAAGGAGTACACATCATGGCTTTTTCTTCAACGGGTTTAAACCCTATCGGTGGTCAATCAAAGGCTGGTAATGCTCCACAAATTTGGACATACACCAGCACTGATGCTCAATCGGTAATTCGTGCCTCTGGCTACTTCAACTCTGTTGCAGCTTTAATTAAGGTAAACGACATTATCTTTTGCATCTCTGCTTCTGGTGGTACACCAGTATTGTCTACTGCTTATGTAAATTCAAACACAGGTACTGTGGTTGATATTACTGACGGTGTGACAATTACTGCAACTGATACTGACTAACCTTAGTGTCTATTGAGCAGGCCAACTACTGAGCAATCGGTGGTTGGCCATTCTTACATCTGAGGTGATTTATGGCGAGTGGCGATACAGATTTAAAAGTATGTTCCGATGCCCTGCTGATGCTTGGGGCTAAATCTATATCTTCATTTAATGAAGGCACAGACTCATCTAACCTGTGTGATCGTATTTATCCTGACGTTAAAAAGTCTACATTGCAATCTTATCCTTGGAGTTTTACATTCAAGAAGGTGCAATTAGCACAGACAACCAACACCCCTGTTAACCAATACAAATACGAGTATCAGCTACCAAGTGACAGACTTGGGACTATTCGTAGAGCTTACAACTCTGACCAAGTTGGCGCCAGAACATTTAGCGATTGGGTTATCCAAGGCGATAAATTGTTGACTAATGAAGAGACTGTGGTCATTGATTACCAGTATTTGCCTACTGAGTCTGAGATGCCTAGTTACTTTATTCAATTGCTTAAATACATGATGACTTGGCATTTAGCTGATCCTATTACTGATCAGATTACCAAGACACAGTATTGGCAGGGCATTGCTACTGGTGGTCCTAGCGAGAATAATAGAGGTGGTTTTTTAAGAACTGCTATGGTCATTGATGGCCAAGGCAACACCTCGCAATCCTTTGAAGACTTTAGCCTCATTGCTGTGAGGAACTAATGTCTAGACTTGTTTCATTTCAAACTAACTTTAGCAGTGGTGAATTAGACCCATTGCTACGGGCAAGAGTTGATTTAAATCAGTATCAGAATGGCGCTGAGACATTAACTAACGTGGTTGTTCAACCACAAGGCGGTGTACGTAGGCGTGGTGGATTAAAGTATTTATTTGAGATACCCAGTGCTGCATCTCCATCAAGTGGCACTAGATCTGTTCCATTTGAGTTTTCGGTGGATGACAGTTATATGTTGATATTTGCTAATCAGCGTATGTATATCTTTAAAGACAAAGTACAGATTACCAATATCAATGGCGGTGGATTAGATTATTTGGCGGTTACTGCGGTGACCAGCTCTATTTTGGCTAATATGTGTTGGACTCAAAGTGCTGATACTTTGATCATTACACACAAAGACATTAACCCAATTAAGATTGTGCGTGGGGCTACTGATGCTGATTGGACTGTCAGCAATGTAACTTTTATTGGCATACCAAAATATGCTTTTACATTGACTCTATCCAACCCAGCAGGCACATTGACACCAAGCGCTAAGTCTGGTGAGGTGACTCTTACTGCTAGTTCTGCTGTGTTTAGCTCTGGCTCTGTTGGCCAATACGTTAATGCCAACCCACAGGGACGGGCAAGGATTGTGGCTTACACAAGTACAACTGTAGTGAGTGCAGTGACCGAAATTCCATTTTTTGATATAACTGCTATTGCTAATGGATCATGGGAGTATGAGTCAGGATATGAATCAGTATGGTCAAGCACTAAGGGATGGCCAAGGACTGCTACATTCCATGAAGGTAGACTTTACTTTGGTGGATCTAAGACACGTCCATCAACTATTTGGGGTAGCAAGGTAGCTCAGTTCTTTGATTTCCTGCCTGACCAGGCTTACGATGATGATGCGGTTGAGGCCACATTAGATACCAATAGCTTGAACATCATTACTGACATTATTAGTGGGCGAGACTTGCAAGTGTTTACCACTGGTGGCGAGTTCTATGTTCCACAAAATGGACTTGATCCTATTACACCTACCAACTTCTTTGTGAAGGCGGTGAGTCGCAATGGATCTAGAGAAGGTATCAGGGTTCAGATTCTGCAGTCTGGCACGTTGTATGTGCAGCGCCAAGGTAAAGCACTTAATGAGTTTCAATTCAGCGATACAACTTTGTCCTATGTCAGCCAGTCTATTAGCTTATTGTCTGGTCACTTGATTAACACGCCTGCTGAGTTGGCATTGCGTAAAGCTACAAGCACCGAGGAAACAGACACGCTGTTTATGTTGAATGGAGATGGCACAATTGCCAACTATTCAATTCTGCGCCAGCAAAATGTGGTTGCTCCAAGCAGGCTTAATACGGATGGATTGTTTAAGGATATTGGCGTAGATGTTGAAGATATCTATGTGGTGGTCAAGCGCACATTTAACTCTGTGGACAAGTATTATGTTGAAGTATTTGATACCACCATATTTACAGATTGTGCATTTACTGGTGGTGTGGCTACTACAATATCTAGCCTGCCACACATTGGCGAGACATTGAATGTTAAGGCTGATGGCGCTGTGTTATCAGATGAGGTGGTGAGTGGCGGTGGATCAATCACGATGGACAGAGCCAGCGTTACTAGTTATGAGGTTGGCCTGCCATTTACTATAAGCATTATTACTTTGCCAATTGAACCAAGATTGCAAGCAGGAGCCAGGACAGGATTTGTTAAACGTATTGTTGAGGTCAATGCCATTCTGTATCAGACTCAGCACATTATTGTGAATGACAACCTAGTGCCAATTAGAACCTTGGATACAGTTGGAATATTGGATACTGATGTGCCTGAGTTTACTGGCACTAAGTTAATTTCTGGCATTAGCGGATATGACCAAGATGCACAAATTACAATCACACAAACTTTGCCACTCAAGCTTAATTTGCTTGGGATGGAATATAAGCTTAGTGTGTATGGAGGCACATAAATGGAAGCAATAGCACTTTACTTTGCCGAAGCAGGAACAGCAGCAACAGTTGCAGAAGGAGCATCTTTTGCAGAAGCATTAGCACCAGCAACAGCTGCTGAAGTTGCTTCATATAATGCCCCATCTTTTTTTAGTGCAGCTAATATGCAAATTGCTGGCAGTGCTTTGGGTGCTGTATCTAGCGTTGCATCTTCTCAACAGCAAGCTGATGCCTACCGATTACAAGCTTCACAGGCAGAGCTACAAGGCCGCCAAGGAGCTTTAAATTACAATAGGCAGGCATTCCAACTGTTTGAGCGCCAGCAACGTCTGGCAGGCACTATAAGGGCTAGAGCAGTAGCTGGTGGTGTAGACCCATTGACGGGTAGCCCATTGAGTGTTGAGCAGTCTAATGCTTACAGAGCAGGAAACGAAATGCAGATTCTTAGCGAAAATGCAGGCTTGGCATTGTCTGGTGGATTGGCTGTATCTCAAAGTTTGAGAGAAGCTGCAAACACCACAGAAAACATTGGATTACTTAAAGGTGCTGGAATGGCTGCATTGGGTTATGGCACTTATGGCACAACAAAGTTACCAAAGACTGCATAAGAGATGGCAACATTACCTACCTACGAATACGCTGGCGCTCAGTACGCAGATTTGCCAAGGATAAGCACTGCTCCACAGCAGGCTGCTGCCCAAGGCTTTAATGTGCTGAGTCAGCAACTTGATAGGATGAGTGCATTCTTTACTGATCAAGCAACCAAAGACGCTCAGACTGCTGCTCTTAAATATGCGGTAGAGTTTCCACCAAGCAAAGAACAATTAGAAACAGCAAAACGAACTGGCACACCACCAGTAGTGCAAGGATCTGGGCGAGTATTCCAAGAAACGTACAACAAGGCATCTGCCCATTTACTTGGATCAGATATTCTTTCTAACTTTCAAAATCGTCAATCAGACAGATTATCTAGGATTGAATCAGGTGCGCCAGTAGACCCAGTTAGATTACAAAAAGAATTGCGTGATGATATTGATGGTTCGGTTTCTTTATTGACAAATTTAGATCCTGAGACATCTATTAGGTTCAGAGCGCAGATGACTACTGTTGGCCATACTGTTTATGCACAGGCTTTAAAGTTTGATGAGAAAGCAAGACAAGCAGCATATCAAGTTCAAATGAAGCAAAGTATTGATAAGTTACCAAAGATGTTGGAAACAATGATTGATACATATTCCAAAGTTCCATTAGGTTGGGAAGAAGGAACAGCATCAGCGCAAGATATTGATGGTATATTGCAAACTACCATTGCACCATTTCTAAGTAAGCAATCAATTGTATTGGCTGGTGGAAATCAGCTTGCAATGGAAGCTATTAAAGCGGTTGAAAATGCCAAATCAAATGCTATTGTTGGTAAGTTAAATGATAGAGATTTTGCTCCAACTGCTGGAATGGCATTTAAAAAGTTTATGGCTGGTGATGTTGGCGAGTTAACAAGTTTGTATAAGTCAATGTCTAAAGATCAACAAGTTGCTATCAGAACAGATATGATTAAATCTTATGCTGACCAAGAGCAGACTCGCAAAATTGACGAGGCTATTATTAAAAGCGAAAATAATGATAAAGGTAATGTCTTAAAGTTGGAGTTTCTTTCTGCGGGAGGTGGTAGAAAGAAAGAGATTATTAGTTCACTTGTAACTATGGGTGAGTTAACTATTCAGTCTGCTCAAGAATTACTTAAACCTAAAGACCCAGTGGCAAACCCAATGTTGGCCATGTCTTTGTATGACCAAATAAAACGTGGTGTGATTAACAGTTGGGATCAGATTGCTCCTTATTCAAATAGTATGAGTAGATCAGAATTTGAGTCTATTAGCCGAGCTGTTGTAGATGATCAAGGACGTAAAGCACATGAGCGAATTGATCGAGAGGCTGGCATTACTAGCCCTTATATTGATCCTGGCAAAGCCAAAGCAGAATTAAAGATTGAAGTAACTAAGTTATATCTTGAGGAGCTTCAAAAGAAAGAACCTAATTCAGAGGGTGTGCCTGTCTACAAAAGTCCTGATAAAGCTGTTGAAGATGCCATTAGGCGATATAACGGGGATAAACAAGTTATTGATAAAAAAAAGAAACGTGATGAAGCTGAAGCACAAGTTGATGCTGTTATGAAGACTGTGCCTAATTCCAAATTGCCTGATATGCCTATTGACCAGATTGACTTTGATAAAGTTAAGGGTTTAAGTAAAGGTGAAGTTGATCTCTTGAAGAAAGCTCAAAAAAAATACACGGATAATATACAAAAACAATAAATGGATAATATATGAGCCTAGAACGAGAACTCCGCACCAACTGGGATAATGTCTATTATCCAGAGCCTGATGTTGTTGAGCCACAGATGCCTGCTGGTCAACAGCCTGGTGATGTGTTGATGGCTGAAGTGGGTGCTAGTAAATTGCCACCTAGCTCATACAGTGGTGTAATGCCTCAAGGCACAACGATGACAGATACGGGTGGCGGTGCTGCTGTTGGATTTAGACCAGCTGCTCCAAAGCGTTCTACTGGCGGTGCGCTTGAAGTGCCAATAAACCCAATAGCTAGAGTTGTCTCACAAGCTGCAAATTGGTTTGGCGATTTGGTTGATAAAGGTGCATCTTTGTATGACACCATGAATTTAATTGTGCCAGGCGGTATTGATCCAAACGCTACAGTTAGTTTACCGACTGGATTTTCTCCAAGACCTGGACAGATAAACCCAGCTACAGGCGAGATGATGCCAGCTACTTTGGGTATGAATCCGCAAGAAGTTAACGTCAAAGCGTTATTAGAATCTATGCCCGTATCAGAGACAATAGGTGTGCGTGGTTTGTCTCGATTAGCCGAGTCATTGGGTACAGGTGAAATGCCTAAGTTCTTTGATGTACTTGATAGTCTTGGTTTAATCCCTGCGGGTACTGGTACAGCTGGAGTGTTAAGGGCTACTGCTGGTACTGCTGGCAAGGTTGCTAAAGAATTAGCGCCTACAGCTGGTGAGATGGTCAGCAAAGGTATGTCTAAGCTTGGCACACCACTACAGACAAACATAATCCCTGATGGGCCATCATTATCTGGCCCAATAGAAATAAGTAGACAAGAAAAATCTGTAATAACTACGGCTACTAAACGCAATCCAGTATTAAATCAGTCTGCAACAAAAGCAGTTGAAAATTTACATAATAACTACCCTGTATCTGATGGATGGACACCAGTAGAAGTTAACAAAATTACATTTAAAAAAGGTAAATCTGGTGAAAAAATACCAGAGATTGAAACAAATCAAATACCTTATGATTTCCACACGCCACCAGAAGGTGTGCCGAAAGAAGCATGGCAAGCAACTTTATCAAGCCGTATTGTTGATGAGGTTCAGACTGTTGTTGATAGAGCAAAATCTGGCGATCAATCTGCTAAAAACATTATTGCTGAAGCTGGTTGGTACAGGGCTATGCGTGATCAATTGAGATCAGAGTTTGGTGGTATTGGGGATGTCTTTGCTGACGTACTTGGGACAACATCTGCACAAACTGATGTGCGTCAAAACTTTAAAAATGCAGTTGCAATATTAAATAAATTTAGTCGTGGTGATTATGATAATGCCTTGGCTGCATATGAAAAACGAGTTAGCTCTGGTCAAAGTGTTGATCCTAAAACATTGAATGAGCTTTATAAAGCAGGAGAATTTGATTTAATTAGAAGTGATGCTGGTGCATTATTTAATACAAATAGCCCAGCAAGTATGGGGGCTTTACTTGATATGTTTAGATCAGTTAAAGCTGGTGATTCTCCAAAGACACCTAACTTTACAGGCAATTTGATTGGTCTTACTAATGAAGCAACTATAGATGTATGGGCTGCTAGGATGTTAAGACGTATGGCAGATTTACCAAGAATACCTCCACCAGCAGAAAAAGGTGTTGCTGGAAAACATTTGGCAGGCTCTACTCTTTATGAACCAAATGTTGGAAGTGAGTTTGGTTTTGGTCAAGATGTATTTAAAGAGGCAGCAGCAGAAATAAACAGCAATGGAATGATTAAAGGTGTTGATCCACAAATTGGAAATTTAGGCCCTGATGATTTACAAGCTGTTGCATGGTTTATTGAAAAAGAAAAATGGTCTACTAATGGGTGGACTACTAAGGCTGGCGAAGGTGGATCTCTTGATTATGAAATGTCATTAGCTGGATCTCCAGAGCAAGCTAGGATTGCAGAATTACGCAAAGGTCTTAATGCTGGATTTCAACCACCACCAATGCGTGTTGGTGAAAAGCGTGAGATGCGTGATACTTTGCCAATAGATCCAAATACAGTTGGCCCACCTTTACCGCCAATGGTTGGGCCATCTATTTACCCAAGCAGAGCCGATCAAGCAAGACAAACTGATATAGCTAATAAGATAGCAATGCGTCAGGAGCTTCAATCTATGAAGACTCCACTTGAAAGATATCAGCTCGGTGTATCTGGTGAGCGTCCTAATAAGCCAATGAGTAATTATGGCCAAGCAGAACTGGCTGCAGAATTTGATGATGTTGTACGCAATGACAAATCTGTTGTGACATACAACCTTGCAAATACTTACGGTTCATTCATGGGATCTACAGAACGTGCATTAAATGCAGAATTTGTTGTACGTCAAGATTTTTCCCCAACTACTCTTGAAAGACGTTTGATTGAGCAAGGTAAAGCATATGACCAAGATGCGGTCTTTATGTCTAAGGTTGTCAAAGATGGCACTGCGCCAAATGCAAGACCTGGTGTAGAAATCTATTTCAAAGAAAAGATTACTCCAGATCAGATGGCTAAAGTCACTGAGCGTCTACGTCAATATGGCGTTGATGGTTTTACGTATGTCACTGATATGCGTTTTTCTGATAAGGTCAATGTGCAAGTAAAAGCTGGTGCAGCTGAAACAGCAGGCTTAAATGGAATACGTTTTCAATACATACCAGAGTTTGATGACTCCTATAACGCTGCCAATAAAACGCAAATAATGGTTGAAAAACAAAGATTGTTTAATAAAATTGTTAGTGATACAATTCAAGATGGAAATGTATCAGATGCCAGAGTGGTGTACTACGATACTAAAGTCCATTTTAGGAGTGACTACGATGCTTACCTTGGAAGAAATGCTGAAGGAGGAAATCCAACGTCTGGGACAGGATCATCCAGCGGTGCAAATGCTACGCAATCAAATAACAGCGGAAAAGTCGGGCAAGACTTTGCAAGAGGTGTATCTGACAGGCTCCGTAAAAAAGCAATCAAGTCAAGCGCCAGCATAGGCAAGGGTCAACCAAGTGGGGGTACTGAGTAATGGCTATTCAACCACTTGACTTACGACTTGACAAACTTAATCAGCAAATAGCTGATACTGATCAACGCATTGATTTAGCTACTCAGCCAAAGGTTGACCCTAACATTGATGCTACTGTGCCTACTGTGCCAGAAGACATTAGGCAAGATGATGTACAAGTAGCAGGGTTGTTCTCTGTGCCTGGCATGATTGCCAAGGCTATTAAGAATGTAGACATACGCAAGCCTCCTACTCCACCAGTAACACCAGAGGCAATTGCTGCTGCAGCCATTGAAGATACAACCAAAGCTGCCGTTGCTATTGGGGTCAGCACTCCTATCCCTGCTAAAGTTGTTACCAAGGTTGAGCTTGCTAAACAAGGGCGCCCTGGCATGACTCCAGAGGCTTTCCTAAGTCAGCGTCAAGAAGTTAAAGACTTAAGACTGACCACAGATCCTGCGCTTGAGAAACCACCAGAGTTGGAATTCAATCTGCCATTGATGGCTACAGAAGAAGATGTTAAATCTACTGTTGAAACCATTAACAAAATGGCAGGCATTGAGACTAAGCGCATTACCTTTGATGATGTAAAGACTGCAGCAGAAGGTGCTGGCATTGGTCCTAAGTTTATTGATGAGATTACATCAGGAAAACTAAAGGTTAATCCTGATAACACATACAAAGCATTAAATGCAATGGTAGCCAGTGCCAAGAATTTGGATGGACTTGCCAATAAAGTAGCTAATGGAACAGCCACTCCAACTGAAATAGCAGAGATGGCGCAGACTGTCCACTTTCATAGTGTCTTACAGCAAGGGGTCAAAGGCTACCAAACTAATATTGCTCAGTCATTGGCTGTCATGCGGATACCTAGAGATGGATCTGTAGACATCACAAGCATCATTGAGAACTTTGGCACTGAGACAGACATGGTTAAGTTTGCTCAAGCCTATTTGGATTTAAAGACTCCAGAAGGAAAAGCCAACCTTATCAAAGAAGCTGCTCAAGGTAATGTTTGGGAGAAGCTGTTTACTGTTTACATTAACGGTATCTTGTCTCGCCCTGGCACACACATTAAGAATGCACTAAGTAACACGGTATTTTTACCTTATCGTATGGCTGAACGTGCTGGCGCTGCGGTGCTAGGTGATCTACGTGCTGGTATTGGTTTGGGTGGTGATACATCTTATGAGCTAATGGAAGTACCTACCATGTTGGCATCTAGTCCTACTGCTATCAAAAATGGTTTGCAGTTAATGTCTCATGCTTTTGCTAATGGTGTACCAAAGGGTTGGACAGATCCTGTCAAGATTGCAAGACAGCAATCCCGCATGGAGTTGTTTAACTATAGGGCTGATGGATCATTGTTGTCATCTGGACTCAAGGCAATCAACTATGTAACTACTTTGCCTGGCAGAAGTCTGATGGCTTCAGATGAGTTTTTTAAAGGTGTTAACTACACATATGAGTTGGCTGCTGAAACTGCAAGACTTGGAATACAAACCTATGACGATGCGCTCAAAGGTGGTTCTAACATTGCTGATGCACTCAAAGCCAAAGATGATGCAATCAATCAATTCTTGCTTGAGCCACCAGACTACGTAGCTAACCTTGCAGAGATTGGTACTTTCACACAGAAACTAGAAGGTACAGCTGGCAAACTGCAAGCAAGTCTAACACCCAATACGGCAACTGGCTTTGCTTTGCGTACCCAGATGCCATTCATTGCAACCCCTGTAAACATTATGGGTGAGGTTGTCTCTCGCACACCATTGGCGCCATTCACTAAGTCTTATTATGCAGCCATGAAAGCAGGCGGCAAAGAGGCAGACATGGCCAACGTAAAGTTAGGTCTTAGTTCTGCTGTTCTTTATGTATATAGCCAGGCTGCTGTCAATGGTGAAATTACAGGCTCAGGACCAGGTGACAAGGGTACACGACAGGCTATGGAGCGCCAAGGGTGGCAAGCGTATAGCGATGTTTATGATATCTCTAAAATTAAAGAAGATGTACGAGATGTATTTTCTCCATTCCCTGGCACTCGATTTGGATCAGGAGATTATGCAGGCAAGGTCTTTGTGTCTTACCAAGGCACAGAGCCAATAGGCGCTTTTAAAGGTGTAGGTGCAGATTATGCAGACTATGTACGGTATGAGCAAGATGACAGTCGAGTCAACGCATACGTTGGTGGCATAGTCTTTGGTATTGCTAACTATATGTTGGAGCATCCATTCCTGACAGGCGTATCTAACATTGCTACTTTGATGGGTGGAAACATACCCAATACAAGAGAGCATCTGGTTACTATGGTTAACGGCATAGCCAAGATTGGCGCAACCACAATGTTCAAAGCTGTTGAGCCATTGAGTGGTATGGTGACTAGCGCTAAAGAAAAAATAGATCCTATGCGTAGAGACTACCAAGCAGATCCTAATTTGCCTGCTGGCCTCAAAGGTTTGATGGATGGGTTAAACAAATGGAAGTCTGAAACACCAGGGCTTTCCGAGTCATTGCCACCAATGCTTAATATTTGGAGTGAGCCTGTATACCATGAGTTTGCATGGTCACCAATCCGCATGAAGGAAGGTTCACAGCGCCCTGTTGATCAGGCACTTATTCAGCTTAATGCTAATGTGGCTATGCCTGCTAGAACTGTGAGTAGACGAGATGAGACAACTGGCATATTAACTCCTACCAAATTAAAGACTGAAGAATATAATGAGATGCTGAGAATAGCCAATCAAGAAATGAATCTTGAGTCTGAGGTTATGGCTGCAGTTAATGTGGTGAAAGAAGATAAGAATCCTGATAACTTAATCTTTCATCAGAATGTAGTTAAGAAAGTATTTGGCGATGTGTTTGAAGGTGCAAAAAAGAAACTGATGGAAGATAGTATGTACTCAGATGACATCAAGAAACGTATTGCTGATAAGGCACAGCGCCTTAAACAATTTGGACAAGGAGCGAAATAATGGCGTATCCAATTAGTGACGTACTACGCAGGGTTGTCTACACAGGCAGCGCTGGTGTAGGACCGTATTCTTTTAGCTTTGAGATATTGGCCAACACCGATATCTTGGTTTACAAGAATACAACTCTGTTGACACTGACAACTAACTACACAGTTACCATCAATGCCAATGGCACAGGCTCGGTTACCTTGGTTGTTGCTGCTACAAATGCAGACACCATCACGATTGCTGGAGACAGGGCTATTCAAAGGGCTACAGATTTTGTGACTGGTGGAGATCTTTTTGCCAATACTCTTAATGATGAGTTTGATAGCCTTGTAATTTTTAGCCAGCAAATTGATGAGAAGGCTGATCGTGCGCTTAAAGCACCAGTAACAGATCCAACATCCATTGACATGACATTGCCTGTTAAAGCTAGTCGGGCTGGCTATGTGCTGTCATTTAACTCAACCACTGGTAACCCAGAAGTTACTACCACAGTAGGGGCAATTAACTCTGCAGCTACTGATGCTGCTAATGCAGCTGCTAGTGCTAGTGCTGCATCTACATCTGCTAGTGCTGCGTCTGCTAGTGCATCTGCTGCAAGTTCTAGCGCAAGCTCTGCTTCTGCTTCTGCTGCTTCTGCTTTGTACAGAACGTCTGCAACAGGATCTTTAAACACACCAGTAGGTACAACTGCACAAAGAGATAGTCCTGCGTCTACTGGTTTTTTTAGATTCAATACAACCAATACACAGTTTGAGGGATACAACGGAACGGCATGGGCTGGTGTAGGTGGTGCTAGTGGTGGTGGTGGCAATCCAATTGTTTACGAAAACGACATCACGATTAGTGTGAACTACACAATCACAACAAACAAGAACGCAATGAGCGCAGGGCCATTGACGCTCAATTCGGGAATAACCGTGACCGTTCCAAGTGGTAGCACTTGGGTGGTTCTATAAGGAGTATCTATGGGAGTTAAACTCGTCTCAGCAAGTGCAGGGTCTGTCGAGATTGTTGCACCTACAACTGCGTCAAATTACACCGCTACGATGCCTGCGGTTACAGGTAATGTTGTAATTGATTCAGCAACACAAACATTAACAAATAAAACGCTGACCAGCCCAACAATAGGCGGCACACCTGTAATGGGCGCAAGTGTTATTACTTCGGGTACATCAGTATCTACTGCAACTTGTTCGTTTACTGGCGTAATTTCTACAACAACTTTAACTGCGTCTGCCGTAACGGGAACTATTGCGGTGGGTCAGTTAATTACAGGTACGGGCGTAACGGCTGGAACTGTTATCACGGCTCTTGGCACAGGCACAGGCGGTGCAGGAACATATACAGTTAGCGCATCACAAACAGTTTCCTCTACAACGATTACAGTAGTTGGATTGGATTTTTTAAGCATCCCGTCTTGGGTTAAGCGGATTACTGTGATGTTTAATGGTGTCAGTACAAATGGAACTTCTGACCCTTTAGTTCAAATAGGTGCTGGAAGCATTACAACAACAGGCTATTCAAGTGTTGGGTCTTATATTGCAACTGGCAACGTAACATCTACAAATACAGTAACTAACGGTTTTAATATTCGTGATGCCGCCGCTAACGCTGTTAGGAATGGGCATATGGTAATTACAAACGTATCAGGATACATTTGGGTATCGAGCCATACATTGTGCGATTTACCAAACGGAACATCAAATGTTGGTGGTGGTGGTTTAACTCTTTCTGGTGTTTTTGACAGAGTTCGTATCACCACTACCAACGGCACAGATACTTTTGACGCTGGCTCAATTAACATTCTTTACGAATAAGGACAAGATATGAGTGTATCAATCAACGGCACAACGGGCATCACCCTAGCTGGGCAGTTTGACTCTGCCAGCACCTTTGGGTTCAAGAATAGAATTCTAAACGGCTCAATGATTGTTGACCAAAGAAATGCGGCGGCATCACAAACATTTACTGCGGCGGGGGCTTTAGCTTATTCTGTTGATAGATGGTATGGGTACTGTACAGGTGCTAACGTCACGGGTCAGCAAGTTGCGGGTTCAGGAGCAGTTCAAAACAGATACAGGTTTACAGGTGCGGCATCGGTTACCGCCGTAGGCTTTGGTCAACGCATTGAGCAGAAAAACTCTTACGATTTGGCAGGGTCTACTTGTACTCTATCAGCAGATTTGGCTATATCTGCAACGCTAACAACTGTCACTTGGACGGCTTATTACGCTACCACCACGGCGGATACTTTTGGCTCGTTGGCAAGCCCAACAGTTACATCAATTGCGACAGGCACATTTACAGTTAGCGCAACAGTTACTAACTTCACCACAAACATTAGCATCCCTGCGGCGGCTACTACGGGCATACAAATCTTGTTTACTGTTGGCGCATTGACAGCGGGATTGACTTGGACGATTGGTAATGTGCAGTTGGAAAAAGGCTCAACTGCCACATCGTTTGACTATCGCCCGTATGGTACTGAGTTGGCGTTGTGTCAGAGGTATTATGAAATTATTGGTGGAGGTGGGCAAAGTATTTATGTAAGGGCTTATAGTGCGGCAAGCGCACCACTAACGCAATACATTCCGTTCCAAGTTGCCAAAAGAATTGCTCCAAGTCCATTAACAAAAGTAGGTACATGGGCTGTTTCTAATTCCGCCCAACCAACAGTGCAGACTGGGTCAACTCAAGGTTTTAATATTCAAGGAGTTGCAACGGCGCTTGCGGATACATATTATTTGGCAAACACAAGCAGTGAGTATGTAACTGCTTCATCGGAGTTATAAAATGTACAAACAAGTTAAAAACCCAATTGGTAATATTAGTGGTGTGCAAAAATTAACAAACAACGATGACTATATTTTTATTCCTTTACCAGCACAAGGACAGGCAGGAGAAGAATACCTTGCTTGGCTTGCCGAAGGCAACACACCACTACCCGCAGAGGAGAACGTATGACTATCACGCTAAATGGCACAACGGGAATTAACACCCCAGGCGTTGTTAACACGGCTGCGGAGACCGTTGCCACAACATTGGCGGTTACGGGTGTATCTACACTAACGGGTGGATTTACTGTTGGTGCAACTGCCGCCCCTGCGTTTAGTGCTTGGCAAAGTTCTACACAAACACTTACGGGGGCTACTTTTACTAAAATATCGTTACAAACAGAAGAATTTGATACCAACTCAAATTTTAACAACACAGGGGCAACTGTTGGCTCAACACCAGCATACGCATTTCTTCCTACTGTTGCAGGATACTATCAATTTAATGCGGCATTACAAGTGGGTGTTTCTGCAAGTACCGCATTGATTACTTTTTATAAAAATGGAAGTGAATTTAAAAGACCAACATATATGTCAGGCTCATCTGTTGTAAATAGTGCTAGTGGTTCTGCGTTAATTTATTGCAATGGAACTTCTGATTATGTTGAGTTTTATGGTCTTTTAGGAACGGGTCAAGCATTGAGTCTAAGTGCGATTGCTACATGGTTTCAAGGTTCAATGGTAAGGAGCGCATAACATGACACTCTACGAAAAAATAATGGCTTTATATCCTAGCCTTACAATTGAGGATTTCTTAGACACCATTCGTTTGCAAAACGACAGCGATGGAAAAGGCGATTACATTGCTAAATGGGAACACACGCTACCTAAACCAACAGATGAGCAGTTGGCATGATGCTTGACGATACTGATAAACAACTAGCAGTTCATGTTGCTATATGCGATGAGCGTTACAAGCGCATTGACGAGAGTCTGTCTGATGGCAGTAAGCGCATGACCAAGATCGAGTATCTACTGTATGCGGTGATTGCCTGCGTATTACTGGGTCCTGGTGTGGCTGCAACCCTAGTACAAAAACTGTTTGGGATATAACGTGTGGACCCGCTTACGATTCTTGCAATGGCAAACGGTTGTGTCGCTGCCATTCGTAAAGGTTGTGAGTTATACAGGCAAGTTAAGGGAACTGTTGCCGATGCTCAAAAGACTTTCAACGAAGTTAAGACCATTACCAAAGAGGTGGGTGGCTTCCTTGGTTTCTTTACTAAGAAAGTGGAAGTTGAAGTTTCAGTTGAATCTAGACCTGTTGCTGGCAATAAAAAGTCTGTCGTACAGCCAGATGAAAACAGTGTATATGCTGATTTGGCGCAAAACCTGTCTAAGTTATTTCGCTTACAAGAACAACTTGCTAAGTACATTCGAGATGAAGAAGCAAAGTCTAAGTCTGTATATGACCCAGACAAGAATCTCATGGAGTCAGCCCTCCAACGAGTCTTGGTTCAAGAGCAAATGGACAAACTGGCAGAACAAGTCCACTGGGAAATGATCTACAACTCTCCACCTGAGTTGGGTGCATTGTTTACCAAGTGTCACCACATGAGGGTTCAGATTATCTCTGAGCAAGACCATGCCAGAAGTAAGATTGAGAAAAAGAAACGAGAGGCACAGCGCAAAAAAGACGAGATGACATCAAAGATTCAAGATAACCTGATCTACTTTGTTGCTGTGACGTTTGTATTGCTGGCATTGGCATTCACTTGGTGGGTAATTGTTATGGATAGAAAGATGAGATATGGCTGGTAGATATGAACCTAGTAATTATTTTGGTTTGTGCTGTTATCTTTGTGGTCATCTTGCCACTGATTACTAGCGTCTACTTAGATATTAAGCAGACTCAGAAAGAAGTACAGATGGAGATGAAGAAGGTTGAAATGCTCAGACGTAAAGTTGACCGAAAGGCTGGTGAGAATGAGTAAGTATCTGTTAATCCTGCTATTGCTGGTGGCCTGTGAAGATCGTTATCGGTATGCCTGTCAGAATCCTGATAACTTTAACCTGGCTGAGTGTCAGAAACCTCGATGTCAATTTACACAAACCTGTCCTGAGTATTTAGTAGCCCCTGTATTGGAGAAGAAAATTGAACCTGAACCCATTCAAATCAAGCCAGCAGTACAAACTAAACCCTGACGAAATCGAGGTCAGGATCTGGGGCTTTGTGGTTGTAATGATCACAGTCATATTGGCAGGCATTGTCTTTGCCCTACTGTACTCGGTGACTTTTGTTGTCCAGCCTATCAAGAGCATGGCGCCAATTGACCAGGCTTATACCAAAATGTTAAACGACATCGTGTTGCTTATTGTGGGTGGCATTGGTGGCATCGTTGGCAAACGTGCCGTAGGAGCTGTGACAGGATCAAGCACTACACCTAGTATTCCTGCACCTACATCAACGCCTCCTAGCCCTGTTTCTGTGGCTCCTGTGGCTACTGGTGCATTGCCAGTATGGGTCAACCCACCATTGGATGAGAGCTGGACTCCACCGCCACCACCTACAACACCACCATCCTTAGAGGATGACTACGAGCGCCAGCTCCAAGCTGAAGCAAGGGCAAGTGTGCAATGATTAACCCTTATTTTATTTTGGTTGCAATTGTTGCCTGCACATCAAGCTACTTCTATGGCCACCATCGTGGCTGGGATGATCGAGACATTGAGATGCAAGCACAGATTGCCAAGCTTAATGAGGAATCCAGAGCTAAAGAGCAAGAGTTAAACAAATCTGTTACCGAGAAATCTTACGCATTGAGGAAAGCAAACGATGAGATCACTAAAAAACAGTCTGATATTGGTAAGCTTGTTGATGCTGGCAGCCTGCGCCTCCCGTCCTCCACAAGTTGCGTACAAGCCAGTGGAGATGCCAGCCCTGCCACCAGAGATCGGCCAGAAGCAAAGCCCGACACTGACCGAGAGGTTATTAAAGCTCTTGTCTCAATCGCCATCGAAGGAGACAGAAACACAACCCAGCTCAACAGCTGCATCGACACCTACAACCAAGTGAGGGAGACAATCAATGGTAAACGCTGAACAACTTACTCGCCTCCACATCGATGCCAAGTGGGTTGATCCACTGAATGAAACATTCGAGCGATTTGGTATTAGCACTAAGAATCAGCAAGCTTGTTTCATTGCTCAGTGTGGCCATGAGTCTGGTAACTTTAGATTGCTTGAAGAGAATCTCAATTACAAGGCAGCCACACTAATGAAGTTGTGGTCCAAGCGGTTTCCTACAATGGAGATAGCAAGCCAATACGCTGGTCAACCACGCAAGATAGCTAACAAAGTTTATTCTGGCCGTATGGGTAACAGAGATGAGGCGAGCAATGACGGGTGGATGATGAGGGGAAGAGGGCTGGTTCAATTGACTGGGGCCGATAATTATCACCACGCCAGTAAAGCACTGGGTGTTGACCTGGTAACCCAGCCTGATCTAGTATCAACTCCAAAGTATGCCGTGCTTACTGCTGGCTGGTTTTGGTCAACCCACAAATGCAATCCCCCAGCTGATTCCTTGGACCACACTAGGTTAACCAAGATAATCAACGGGGGGACAATCGGCCTCGATGACCGAATCAAGCACACTAACCAGGCTTTACAAGTCCTCGGTTAATTCCTCAACGTCCTCATTAAGCTGGGCGCCAAGGCGTTTGAGTCTGAGTGTGTAATCAGCAACCAGTTTGCTACGGTTCTCAGGCTCAATCTTGAGCATGATCTGCTCATTGGCCTCATTCAATTCACGCAGCTTTGTCATCTTGGTGCGTGTTGCCAGGCTAGACTTCTCTACCTTTGTACGCAACTCAAGCATTCCTGCCAAGTAATCTGTACCAGTTGAATACAAACGTGGCTCTTTGCCTGGCACTGACAACTCGAAGGCTGGCGCTACAGTTGCAGGCTTGATGGCATCGAGTGGGTTAACAGCTGACGCTACTCTAGATCTAGATGCTGCATTGCCATCATCATCAGCAAAGGATGGCTGCTTACCCTCTGATTCTGGACTGATACCGCAGGCGCTCATCAAAGAATACCTACGGGCATAGGTTAAACATGAGGCAAAACCTTGAGCATCGTGTTTACTGGCTGGAAAGTGGATGATCCCAGTCTCTAACATTTCACCACTCTCATGGATAAATACAGTTTCTAGCATCACACCATCGGCACAATCATAATTTTTTTGGAGCAAAAAGATGCCATTGTCATTTAGTGCATCAATGACAGCTTCAATACAGGCAGACAGGTCTGCATACTTGCTGCGAAAATGTGGGTTGGTAGATGTCTTCAGTGCTGGACCGAACTGACGCTGGGCTTTGACCAAGGCTGTGGCAATTGCTTTCATTTTGATTCCTTAATTGTGAGAGTTGATTGACGAATAGAGTAAGCAGCTTTTGCTGGTGTAATTTTTTCTGCTGATTCTTTGAAGTGTCTCATTGGCCACTTGATGGTGTAACCACCAGCTTTGCCAACTGTGGCATCTTGCATTAAAGCTTTGAGATCTTTCTCGCAGATATCAATGTGGCTTTCTTGCTCCTTGATATTTTGCTTGGCCATGACAATCTCTTGAGCAAGGTACTCAGCGTGTTCTGATAACACTACCTCTGCGTCCTTTGCGTGTGGCCAGATCAGATCTGCATCTTTGCTGTTGCTCGCAGGGTAGTAGTCCACCTCACCAGTCTGTCTAAAGTGTTCGAGCTTTTGCTCAAACTCCTCGGCCATCACAGTGATCTGATCTTGTGTTGTTTGATGGGTTTTAAACAAATAGATGCGGAGTTCAACGCCACTGTACAAACAACCAATGGCTGCCCATTGCAGGCCAGTACACATCATTACACCTTGGACTTGGATTGGACCACGGTACAGTGGCAGACTATCTTCTGGATGGCCACGGGTCAGCTTAGATTCAAGCACACCATATCCTGTTAGCTCGATTGAATCCCCATCTACTACATAAATGCCATTGGCAGGATTGTGCTGGATGACTTGTTTGCCATCAGGGTAACCAATGGCATCAGGACTGGCGCCAAGGGGCAGGTTGTCGTGTTTAAAGGCTTCCTCTGGCATGGTAAAAGACTTGAGGCCAAGGCGCTTGGATATCTCAGCAATGATTGCAGGCTCAAGAGCATTGCCCCAGTCTGCTGCTTCACCAGCTTTGAAGCGAGCATCTTCGCCAGTGATACTCTTACAGCAGAATGTAAGCGTGTCATTGGGAGTTGAGTATGGACTGACACCAAAGAGTGATGGCAGCTGTGAGCAGGACAGCATTGTGTCCGAGGTGAGTTTAGGCATGATGTTTTCCTTTGATTTTTAAGACTCGCTGTTGACGACCAGAACGACCAGGGCGAGTTAACCCAGTGTCCTCTACAAAACCTTTGTCGAGCAAGGCACGAAACCGAGCTGTAATACTAGGGTAGGGATAGCTCACCAGATGAGCCAGCACTTCATCTTGAATACAGCCATCAGGAAATTTGCCAATAGTCTCATACACCAGCTGCTCTAGCTTGGTGGTGTTGACCACAACTGCAGCCTCCACGGAGGTTGCTGGCGCATTGATGCGTACTAGTTTTTTCCAATGTGTGCCAAAGAAGTTCATACTACCTCCCATTTGTTATGTTTAGAACGATTTTCTTTTGCAGTGATAACACGCAAGTTTGATGGAACGTGTAGCCCACTAACACCCACCCCTTGTAGCGGAATTATGTGGTCAACGTGCCAACCAATACCTGTTTGTTTTGTTTTGTCTGATGCCAATTTATATATGTTTTTAATTGCTTTTCTATCTTCATTGGTTAACCATTGAGGTGTGCGCTTTAATTTTTCAGCCCGTCTTTTTGCGGTGTGAGGATTGAATCTCCACAAGTTATTTTTTGCCCAAGTTTTTTTCTTTTCTAAAATTACATTGCTATTTTTTTCACGATATGCTTTTTGTTTTTCTAAGATTTCTTCTTTGTAAAACTCATAATAAAACAAGCTGTAAAAATACAAAGTTTCTTCATTAGCCTGCTCCCAGTTTTTTCTTGATAATGAATTCCTGTACTCAGCATCGTATTGTTTTCTTTTGTTTCTAAACTCAATATCTTTGTTATTCTCTTGAAACTTCACAGCCATACACTCTATACAGTTTCCTTTTTGCGTATGTCGTTCAGATATGTGTCCAGCTTTGTCGCAAGGTTTACTAGTAAAGTAGCGTTTTAAACCTCGTTGCATTGCTTCTTTTCTTGTTATTAACTTTACAAAATCAATGGCTTTATTTTTCATTATTTAACTCCTGTAATTGATCCCATAATTTGTAATAGCCACAATTGTCCAATGCCATTTCGTAAGATCCATCTTTACAGCATTTCCAACTTGCATTTTTATCTTCTAGTTCTTTTATCTTTTTTTCTAACTCTTCTTTGGTTAGGATTTGTATTGCTTTCATAGCAGATCCTTAAGTATTTCAATAATGAAGGGGATTGAGAAGACCAAGCCACAAGCAATGGCGTAGGCAAATTCTTTGATAGTCATGCTGCTTGTCTCCAGTCTTGAGCCATTTGCTGGATGTCGATTGTGTAGCCAAGCTTCTCGATGAGATCGAGAGTCTGTGGTGTGAGTGTGCGTGTGCCTGCAATCGTGGCAAACAACTTAGCCTGGTCACATACTGGGTAGATGACTTGGTTACCGTAGACTTTAGTAATGCGAATTGTGATTTTCATTTTGCCTCCAACTTTGTAGCAGATGCAACAACTGCACTATCAATCCAATCACAAATTTGAATTGGATTCCAGCCATTCTTTTGTTGTTTGCCACGATAGATATTTGCTAAATGACAGTATGTATTGCCATCACGTTCAGCACCAACACCAATAATTCTCCATGCTTCACCCGAATAAACAAGTGTGCAATCAATTTTTGTACGATCACCAATTTTAATTTCTGTGTTTTCCATCTTCATTCTCCATAGTTGGAAGGTTGTGAATACGCTGATTGCTATCAACGTGCAAGCATCTTAACATAGTAACCCAGTCAATCGTAGGTGTTTTCCCTAATGTATCTATTTCACAATGCAAGCAATATAATCGGGGTATGAATATCAAACACTCTATCAAACCAAAGACTGACGTAGTACCCGTGATGGTACGCATCAGACCCGTAGCAAAGCAGTTGCTGGTGCAGGCAGCCACAGATCAGAGGCGCTCGCAGGCCAGCATTGTGGATATGTTGAT